CATTGACTTGATGGTGTTAAGTTGGCCTGAGACAAGAGTCCCTGTGATCGAGTCGGTGGCCTCACTTGGATTGCTGACGTTGAAGTTAAAGTACGACCCCGGCTGCGACATGTAGAAGGTTTGTGGAGCGCCAGTGGGCGCGGCCAGCACTAGGCGTTGTTGGAAGAATCCCGGGACCGATGGATAGCCATTTGAGCTTGCCGCAAGAGTTGCGGTCGCAGTGGCGCCAGTTGGAGAGAAGGTCATCGTCGGCACTGAGGTGTAACCAGCGCCAGGGTTGAGTACCTGTACCACCCCAACGCCCCAAGTTAGATTCGCGGTGGCGCCAGTTCCAGCCCCTGAAGTGGTTAGCTGAGCCACTGGATTGGTTGGGGTCGAACCAGAAGTCACTGCACCATTGACGACTAAGCTCCATGTGGCTATAGCACTGCCTGAAAGTGTAGCTACTTTGAGGACTACACCGTTAGTAAACGAAACAGTATCACCGATAGCATATCCAGTACCTCCGGAGGCAACAGTGAAAGTAACCAAAGTCAAAACAGCAGCCAGGGATGCTGCAATGGTACTAGATGCCACTGTAGGAGTTACCGATGGCACCATTGTGTAGGTGCTACCATTGGTAATGGTGACCGACGCAATCCCCTCACCCTGAAAAGGGTTCTTAGCGATCGGTGGGGTTTGGGAAAAGTCGGGGCCGATATTGGAATCGACAAAAGTAGTGCCGGTGGTTGTGCCAATGAAACCATAAGTTGAACCCGGCGGAACCACACCGAAATAGCTGACGTCGGATTCGTAGACATTATACGCCACTGCGCTCGGTGCTGGGTCCCATGTTATTGAGATTGATCCAGCTATACTACGAATGTCATAGGTTGGTCCGATAGTTGCCGGTACGCTCTGGGATGATTCCTGCCCATTGGCATCGATTGAGGTGATAACGTATGAATAATATGTTGATATTGGGGCTGAGCCGGGTGATGGAAAATTCTCCGCAGTAGCAGCGATACCCGGTGGGGCTGAGGCTGTGGAGCCTATTACGATTGGAAGCAGAGTCCAATTGGCCGCAGTGATAATGGTAAGGACATAAGGCGTGTAGCTGGGATGACATAGTATTAGTTCGGAGACGTTCTGAGCGAACTTGACAACGGCAAGATCAGCTGCGGCGTAAGGTGAGACGATGGTGTAAACACGCGAGGCGGCAGCAGGAAGGGTGAAAGGATTACTGACGATTACATTACCGAATAGATCAGTTAGAGTAAAGGTATTGGTAGTAATACCTTGCACGATGTAGTAATTACCATCAGCAAATATCCAATCATTGTTGGCATAGCCATGATTTGCATCGGTGAAGACTTCTGGCGGGCCTGCGGTTGCTGATGTGATCGAGGTGGCCGTTTCGAGAACCGGTGCACCATCAACGATGAATCGAATGTATTGATCGCCGAACTCCAGCACGTAGCCAACGTCGAAGGTCACCTGCATGGGGATCAGGCGGACGGGTGTGGCGGACTTGTAGCACTGGAGGATGTACTTGGTGCCAGAGCGGGTACTGGCACCACCACGGTAGTCGACGAAGAAGTTGGAAAGAAGTGCAGCGCCAGAGCGGTACTTAGCGAGGTCCACGCGGGCGTAGAGGGACGGGGCCCATTCACCGGTGTTGAAGCTGGCTTGAATTGCAAGGTCGCTCATTGTTCACCAAGCCGGGAATGCTTCGCCCCAGTCAAAGCCGGAGTACGGCCCTGACATGAAGCCTTCGGTGTAGGCGACGCCGCGGATGCGAATCCAATCGGGGGTGACATCGTTGATGGTGAGGCCTTCATTGCCGTCGATAGAGCGGGCCTGCTCGATGGAGCGGTTAGCGAGGCCGACGAGATCGTTGGCGCGCTTCTTGTCCCCAGTGAGGGCAACCGAGAGGTGGGCCCCAAGGATATCCGCCCAAGCCTTTTGGAACAGCGGGTCCATCACGTTGGGATCGGTGACCTGCTTCACGTAGGCGAGGGTGGCGAACTCTTGATTGGTGAGGATTACTCGTTGGTCGGCCGCTGGGCCGAAGGTCAGGTTGAAGGTGGCGCCGATGCCTGAACCAGTGGTGGTTCCTTGGGCTACCGGGTTGGCTTGGGCAACGAAGTAGGAGCCACCTGCGGTTCCACCATTGAGGACCGGGACCACACAGACTGCGGATACCACGCCACCGGGGGCTGCTGTGACGAGTAATTGCACGGGCGCACCAATTGGTGGATTGGTATTGAGCCCAGCAATGCCTGTGATAATGTCTCCAACATTGTATCCAGTTCCACCATCAACGACGGCAGCGGCTGTGACGGGAATGAATGTGTCATTCTGAACCTTGTAAACAACCGGCTGCCCCCGCCAGAACGCGGCTGCGCCCCCGGTGACCGCGGTGGTGATCGGGACTCCAGAGGCATAGCCGGTCTGGTTCGCGGGGATGATCCAACAGGCACGGAGGCAATCGACGGGGTATTGATATTCGTAGGCCCATGGGGGTGGGGGCTGACCCGGTGACCACAATGGGGTGGCCGCTGAGGTGTTCTCTGGAGTGCCGGGTACCGATGAGATGTAGGTTAGGTTCGCCGTTTTGAGGTGGGAGTCCCATGGCGCGAGTCGGGCCAAATCATCACGAAGCTGGTTCATGATGATGTTGGCCTGTATTGCCTCATTGGTTGAGTTCGCAGCCAACTCCGCATCGGTCACAGTCGTGCGGGTGCCGAGGCACTGTAAAGCTCTATTTACTATATCAGTATTTGTGGTCATCTGTTAGTACTTCCCTTGGGTCCCGCAACAACCGTGATTGGTGCCGTTCCGTCCGACCTCGGTCTTGTTCTTCGGGCCGACGGGTTCCGAGTATGGGATCGGCTTCGGGTCGCATTTGCCACCGTTGGTCGCCCGAGCGACCTGACCAGCACCAGAGTCCTTACCGTATGCGTCGAGGATATCGCTCATTACATTCTCCTATCGATGTTGGCGTCAGCGATCGTTGCGGTCTGGGAGTCACGGGGGAAGACCGAAGGGCGAAGTGGGGCTTCGGTTTCCTCTTCGGTCTCCTCTACAGCGGCCTGTTTCTTCGAGGCCTCCGCGGCCTGAGCTTCCTTCTGTCGAGCCACACCAGCTTCCTTGATCTTGGCGTTGAGTTCCAGAAGCTCGGTCATCGCCGCATTGGATAGCGAGCCCAGCTTGCCACTATGCCCAGCGCATTGGGCGACGATGTTGAGCAGATGCGAAACGTGTTCGTGATCGAAGTCGCTCATTTCCATTTTCCTTGTGATCCGTGTTCATGGGACGTGCAGGAGCCCATCGGTGCTTCGAATCCGCGGCCGGAGTAAAGCTGTGGGCCGGAGCCATTGACGTGAACCTGATGGGACCCGATCTCCGACACCGCTGCGGGTGATACCACGTTAGGTGAGGGATCGGTCTTGCGACCGCCGTTCGAGTTGTTGCCTGAACCTTGTTTCATGTCTTCTCCTTTACTGGCGCTGCCAGTTGCTTGGTGTGGTCGTAACGGTTGTTGGGGTCCTCAGCCATCTCACGACGGACCTTCGTGAATGCCCCATCATCAGCATGGAGTTCTTGGAGAGCTTGCCGAAATCGATCGTGGCACCGTTCCATCTCGCGATCGATCCACGGTGGCGGGGTGATACCTAGGGTGACGTACTCGCCCTTGATATGGACGATGTCATGGAAGTAATTGGCAAACCTCCGCATCTTCTCGGGGATTTCCTTCTCGGCTTCGCCCATGGCGAAGAGGGCCTTGGAGGTGAGTTCGCGGATAGCCTTGAGTTCTCGAGCGATGCGAAGGAGTAGATCTCGGTCGGTCACAGAGTCGTCGAGCTTCGGCTCGGATTCATCAGCCATTAGTTAACAACTCCTCCATTGCTAGACGTACAAGCCGAGGCCCCCGGCAAGGATGCGGACGTACCTCCGGTGTTTATAACGCCGTTCAAAGTCGCGGTGCATTTAAGGCCAGTAGAAGCGCCAGAGAATGTTGGAACAAAGTCGAAGAATATCGTCCCGCCAGTTTGCGCCAAGGCGAACTCATTTCCCCAATTGGGCCCACCAACGACTGTGATTGTGATACCGGCGGCTTCAACGGATATATAGCCGCCATTGTTGGCGTTCCAATGTACAGGCGTTGAGGCGGAACTAACCGTACCGACTTGGTAATTGCCGATGATGCGTAGGTTGCCGCCAGATACCGCAGTGAGCGATGTTCCACCACTGGTCCCTTGGGTTATGTTATTTTGCCAATTAACCACGGCGTTGTTGGTGACGACTAGTTGCTGCCCCGCGATGAAGTTGAATTCCACCCCCTGAAGCTGAGCTTGCACACCATCGAGAGTGAGGGACACCCCCGTGGCCGCTCCAATTGTGATATTCGCCGGAGTGGTGGTATTACCTTGAATGATGTCGCAGGCCGGTCCGCACGAGCCGACTTGTGATCCGGTTAGCGTGGTATTGACTGCGTAGTTGCCAGTGGCGATGGAATAGGTGACTACCAAGCCATTGTGGTCTAGTATAGTCTGGGCAAACGACCATGCTTTGAGTAAGGTAGCAAAAGCGGTGGTGATACCATTGCCGGTTGTGTCAGAGCCGGTTGTGGCAATGAGGAGGGTGGTGTTAGCGCCCAGTTTGGCTCGTCCGGGTGAATTGACAATCCAGTAGTTGGAACCATCAGAGTAGAATTGAAGCGTTTGTCCAGGACCGATGTAGGTGAAGCCGTTGAAGAGAAGTCCACCCCCTTTAATCAAACTGCCTGATCCTGTGGCTATGGCTAGAAGACCCGCGGTATCGGAGTTGGTGACTGATATGATGGTGTTAGCGGCAAGCACTCCCGGGCTGGTGCCGGGGAGGGTATCGACCATTGGC